GAAGCGGAGTGACCCAGTTTGCGTAGGTATTTCACTACATCCGTCTCAAACTTAGATCCCTTAGCCTTATTGTAGGAACTCATAGTGCCCTCGATAGGTTTGAGTTATAGACCATCCTGCCGTAAGCATCGCTGTCATTGATATGACAGGTGGCAAAGTTTACGAAGAGTCCTACGTAATCTTCACCGTCAGCTTGATGTTTTCCAAAACGATTCTTAACGACTGCAACCCGTAGCGTATTTTCAAAGGGATTGTAGCCAAGAGTAAGTATCATTGCAGGTAGTTGACTCACCTTGCCGTGTATGGCACGACGAGCAGGTGGTTTAGTTGCGTCCTTACCATACTCACTCTGTTCTGATACGTGATGCAGAACAAGTACACAGGCTTCAGTTTTGCGTGCCATATCGTGCAGTTCCACCATTATCTGGCGTAAGCCAGACCACTCATTATCAGATTCAGCAACGACGTTCATCAGGTTATCTATGATAATCAGTTGTGGTAATACACCATAGAGTTCAATGTAGGCCTTAACTTCCGACTCTATATCATCAAGATTCGGTGATGAATCAAAGACCCATTGTATATGTGCGATGTCCCGTAGATTATCAACATAAGCATTAGGGTTGATACTTACTTGCTTCTCTACAGTTTCTTGAGCGTGGCCTGCTAGATGTGCCGAAGCGCGGAGCATCACAGTAGCGGCATCGGTATCAGCCGAGAAGAACAAAGTAGGCACCTTGGCCTTGATAGCGTAGACAAGAGCAAACATAGACTTTCCAGCGTTGGGTGCAGCGGCAACCATACACACTTGACCTCGCCGAAACTTTATGCCCTTAGCATCTAGATCTTTCCACACAGTAGGAAGTGGCTGCGCCAGTGTATGGGCAGACCTCCAAGCGCGGTCCAATCTAAGCACTTTCCTCCCGTCGTACCTCTATTTTCCTTTGTCTTCTTATCTGCTTTCGATGTACCTCTGTCAGGCCACCCCAAATTCCGTAACGCTCGTTATAAATGCCCCATTCTGCACACTCACTTTGATGTGTACATTGATTGCATATTCTTCTAGCGTATATTGTCTCTAGCTTTGCTCCTTGTCCTGATTCAGGAAACCAGAAGTCGCCGCCAGATTGAGCGCAGAGAGGATTCTCGAATTGTCGAGGCTCTCGCATTGGGTCATCGGACCCAGATAGTTTGGCACTTGTCTACCGCGCCTTTAGGTGCGGTACACATATACCCTTTCCAAGGACCCTTCGCGCTTACGCCTTCTTTGTAAGTCATTGGTCCGTGTTTACAGATATTACCTGATCCCACAGGAGCAACAGTTGGTGCAGCCCCTACGATAGGAAGGCTATGTATGGGCGCAGAAGTTGGAGCGCCTCCGAATGCTTGACTAACACTTCCAATAAGGGCGGAAAAGTCTTGCGCTGCGGTGAGCAGGGCCTCTAATTCCTCCTTGTTGGCAGCGTAAAGGTTAATAAGAGTTCCATCGGGTGCTTTGAAATTCACTTGGAACTTTGTTGATTCTGGTGCAGCCATTACTTTCCTCCAGTTTTCTTGACAGAAAGCCTTGCGCTTTCTTTGCCTTCTTTCATCGGTACAAAGCCCAGTGCTTTCTGCACTGCATCTTTGTCTACCGTATTACTTTGGATAGTTGACCACTTAATCTCGTATCCAGTTGTAGTAACTCCAGTTTTACCAAGCAACTTATCGCGGAGTGCTTGCTTTCTTTCCTCTAAAGTCTTTATCTCGCCGTCTATCTGCGTGTAATGCATCGCATCCATCGCAGCCTCAAAATCATCTAATTGTGGTAAATCAGACTTCATATGTTCTTTTTTTATACCAACGCACCCCATCTCACCAGAGGCGTCGTAGAATTTGCAGTAGCTTGCACAGTAACTCTCGTGCCTTTCGGCAGCAGGAGGTTCTGTCATAGTCTCAATCACTGCCAACCAATTCAAAGCCTCTAGTGCGATGGCTTCGTCATAGGGTTCAGAGTGGACAATGATATCGCGCTCATCGCCATCACGAGGTATGGCTACAAGATTGACATTCTGGACCTTCCCCAAGCCAGATTTGCTCATCAAGTAGCCATAGATTTGCACCTGCCAACGTTGCTGTTGGTTAGGAAAGTAAGAAAGGTTCTTCACTTTCGTAGTCTTCCAGTCAACGATATCGCCTGTACTAGGAATGAAACAATCAACGTGTGCTTTCATACCGTTGAACTCAACGATCTGTTCTAGCAACACATCCTTGTTATCGGCAAGTGACGATTCTATTGCAGCGTGGATAGCAGTACCCATAATCGCTGCGAGTTTTACCTCGTTGTCATTGGTCTCAGGCTGATTATTCAGCCGATACCAAACCTTACGCCGACAGCCACCAATCTCTGATGGACCTATCTGAACTTGCGTGGTTCTATCACGCTTGTTCTCCTTCTCGTGAAGAGACTTAACAAGTAGTTCTTTTATATCCATCCGTTGCCCTGCCATCTAGTAAAGGTTATGTTGAAGAATAGCAAATTTATTTGCAAAACTCTAGCCAGCGTTCTAAGTGGTTGATAATCAAATATCTTGTAATAATCAAGACCAATAGACCAGTTATCTAAGTGGTGCGCGTTGATATGCAACGTCCACACTTTCCAATCTTTTCTCACGTCAGCTCCCGTCTTTGAGTGACTAATTGAATCGGAGGACAGGTGTTCACGTCAAGCATTGAGGCAATCTCAACGGCACGTCGGGCGTGTTGCTCTACGTTTGCCAGACTGAGACGAGCCAGGCGGTCATAAAGATAACCAAGAGCAAACTGCCCACCACTACCAAGTCCATAAACAGCGGAGTTCGACTGGATGAACGAGAGGTCGGTCGCAATATGGAAGAGGTTGCCATCAAACGAAATAAGGTAGTCAAACCCTGCGTCTTTGTCTTTTGTCGCTTCATACGGATCATATCCATTCTCTTTGAAGGCCGCCAGTATTGACGGCATTATCTTGACTCCCATCCATTGAACAGGGTTGGCACCCCTGTAGGTAGGTGGTTTCCAGTTATAGGCCAGGATATCACCAGGCCTAGTATCACCAGTAATACCTAGCAGGTACCTACCCACGTAGATTATTTTCGGGATGGCAGTACTGACAGTACGTAGGTTATCCTCGGTTATTTGACTATCAGCAGCTAGGACAACTTGATTGTCAAGTTGGACCCCAACCAGTGTCGTCATATCAGAATCTTACCTTTCATCGGCGTGTTGTCGCGGTAGCGACACACCATTTCGTTATACTACGAGCCGTAGGCGAGTTACAGTACGGCAGCCCTCACGGGCTGTGATGAGTGAGACGGTATGTGGTTCCGTCTACTTCGGCTGTTAAAATATAAAGATAGCCTACCACCGATACAGGCTACAGACCTGCGCTCTATCGGCCCGACACACCAATGCGTCTGCGGTTGTACCATCTTTAACACCTACGTCCAATTCGATGACTACGAGATCTGCTGGTATGGACTTGATGTCCAATGCGCTAACTGCGGTAACTTACTCAAAGCCCCTTGCCCGATAGATAAACAGGAGTCAATCTAAGTAAAAGGACTGTGAGTTGAGCCGTTTTCTTTTCGTCTCTAGGCAATTACCCTACCCCGTTCTGAAAGTGTCTCAACTCGCCATAAAACCACCCTTAAAAGGGCATAAAAAAGAAGCCCCCATCCCGTAAGGGACGGGGGCTTTGCCTCGCGCTAGTTACAAACTACTCTGCTCCGCGACCAAATTCTTTAGCCGATGGATCGAGCCACTTCAGTACTGGTCCAAGGAACCCAGCAAGTGCTGCTGCTCCAAGGGTCTTTACATCAGTTTCTCCTGCCAGGTAAAGTGCAATAGCAGCAGAGGCTGCAGCACGAAACCACGTCAGCGATACCTGCTTGAGTGTTTCCATTAGTTGCCTTTCTTTTGTTTATTGTGAACCTTGCAGCAGGTACATACAGGTGCCACAATGACACTTTCTGTTACCTTCTTCTTTGCCTGAGGCTGCAAGGCAGCCCTGAGCTGGTTCACAATTTTAGGTTGATTCATCCACCAAAACCAAGGGCTAGAATCATTAGCGCTATCAGCGTTGATAGAAATATGAAGATGCTTATTGTGAGGGTTGCTACCACTGTAAGGCCTATTACCAGACTTAGCCTTCTCGCGTGACCAAATTTTACTAGCGAAGATGAGGTAGGAAACCCTGTTATCTTCCTTAAGTTTTTCAAATATCTGAACACAATCCACCCCATTACCTGGGTCGTGGGTTAAGTCAACAGCAAGGCCTGTGTTGTGATCCGAGTTCGGATTTGCTTTCTGATGTGCCAATGAAGGCAATAACCCGTCTGAGATTTTTTTGCGCTTCGGAAACAATGCTGTCGCCTGTCTCAGAACAGCAATGGCAGCAGGGGTCGCACGTTTTACAACAGGTTTCATTCATTTTCTTTCTTTGTCTCTATTTCGTAATGGAAGGCTTGTGAATCCTCTGTGACCCACTTCTTCTTATCTTCT